GCGATATTGACCGCGAGCTGGGTAAGATTATGCGCTCGGATATTGAAGCCGTTATGAATGCAAATACGGCCAACGAAGTAAAGTTATTAATCAAAATAGAACCTATTGAAGATGACAAATAAAGAACACGCAGAACGTTGGGCGAAATACATCATACCAGCCGTATTCCGTGCCGAAGATGCATTACGGAAGGCTCACCCTGAATGGAACGAGCGGCTTGCGCTGTTGGGTACGCCTGATGGTGAGAATCCGCATAAGGTAGCGGAGGAGTATTGTAGAGAGATAGCCGCGATTATCATTAAGAGCGGTAGTGATTATGAACCTGATGGAACATTGGAAAATGAAGATAATACGAATTGATAACTTGGTGCTGAATGCCGATAATATAACGGCTGTTGCCCGTCCGTTAGATGAATGCTGTATTAAGGTTTACGGGGCTGGCATGGAAAAAGGTGTGAATTTCTATTACGGTTCATTTGAGCAACGTGATAAAGATTATCATAAATTATCTTATTTATTTAGTGAGTTATGAATATAATTGAATTTTTAAAAAACGAGGAAACGAATATTTCCGAGAATGATAGGGAAGCACTTATCAAGGAGTATTATGAACTTAAAAGCAAAGTTGAGAAATACGAAAGTGAACGAAACAATCTGAAAAGTGAATGCAATTCAAGGATGGATTTATGCAAAGGTGCATTAATTTCTTTGAAGATAATGATGCAGCATTCGGGCGGCACTCATAGGATGAGGGATTTCTATAATAGTGCGATGGTTGATTATATAAACAAACTATCTGCAGATATGAGAGAGTTTAAACTTGAAGACTGTAATTATTGCCCATTCTGATATGATAACATTTCTTATTGGCGTGGCCGTAGGCTTCATGCTGGCCGTGTTGAATTTTATTTGGTTGTTTATAGACAAAAGAGATAATGATGGCTAAGAAAACCATATCTCTAAAACCGAAGGTGAAGCCTGACCGCGTTATCGGAATAGACCCCGATGCCGTGAAGTCGGGTTTTGCCCGTTTGGATATCAAGACACGGGAGATAGAGTGCAAAACGCTGGCGTTCCCCGAACTGATAGCTGTATTACGATATGAACACGATAGAGCAAAGTTTATGAATGAGAACTTAATCATGGTTATTGAAGGCGGCTGGCTCAATCACGGAAACTGGCATTTGCCATCCGTCTGCTCAAAGTTCAAGGCAGCAGCGCAAGGCCGTTCAGTTGGGATGAACCATCAGACGGGAATCCTGATTGCGGAAATGTGCGAATACTTGTTTATCCCGTTTCAGGTAGTGAAGCCATTGCAAAAGATTTGGAGTGGCCATGACCGTAAAATAACACATGAGGAACTTGCAACCATCACGGGCATTCATGGCCGTACCAATCAGGAGGAACGCGATGCGGCATTGCTGGCGTGGTGGTATGCTGGGCTTCCGATTCGAATAACTAAAAACAAGTAATTATGGACTACGAAAAGAAATATAAAGAATCATTAGCCTTGATGGTTGACTGCATACCTGATGAAGATGGTTATGTTCACGTAAGACCACAAGATATATTCCCCGAACTCAAACAGAGCGGGGATGAGAAGATAAGGAAATGGCTAATTGAATATTTTGGTAAAATTAATAATGAAATTGATATACAAGATAGAGGAGAGATTATTTCCTGGCTTGAAAAGCAAGGTGATAGTCCTGTCAAATGGAATAAAAACAACGAAGGAAATAAGCCACAGGTAAACCATTCCATTCTTATGAAAACTACTCAGGGCATTGCAGAAGGTGAATGGAAAGGTGAATACTGGGAACAATACAGATGGGCAGGCATAGTTAGAGATAGTGATGTATTGTCTTGGATGGAGTTGTCCAGCCTTGAAAAACAAGGTGAGCAGAAACCAACTCTTCGTGTGAGGTACAAAAACATCGCAGAATCTGAATGGTTCAAGAAAACTCATGATGGGATGTCAGTTAGCAATGATGAAGGCATGATAGAAGCCCTCCGTACAGAGTATGAGAAAGGAAGGGCTGATGTTATTGCAGATACTCTAAGTTGGCTTGAAAACTGCTGGCCACAATATTGTAGCAATCAAACTATTATCGAAGGATTTAAAGAAGCAATAAAGGAATGACCTACGAAGAAATGGAACGGTTGCCCGTGACGGACTTGGCGAAGGTGCTGGAAGAGATACGGATGGATAAACGATTCCGTGAATACCAGCACCGATGCGATGAGAAGTGGAGGGCATACGCAAGGCAGAGAGCAATACGCCGTATTGTTAAAAAACCGTAACGAATGTGCTTATGTCATAAGTATTTTTTATATTTGCAAACGGAAGTTTCAATCAATCAAACAGTTACAGATGTATGGAAGTACAATTAATCAAACTTAACAAGATTAAAGTCAATGACAAGAATCCGCGCACTATCACGGAAGATAAGTTGCGCAGACTCATTGAGAGCATCCTTGTTTTCCCGAAGATGCTGACCATCCGACCCATCGTTATTGATGACAATGGCGTTGCGCTGGGTGGAAATATGCGTACACGCGCATTGAAGGAAATCAAGAAACTTGGGCGCGATGCCATCCCCGAAAGGTTGCAGCAGATTCGACAGTATGCCAACAAGCCACAGGAGGAAAAGAATGAGTTGCTCGCTCATTGGGATGCATGGTTCAAGGATGAGACCGTACCCGTGATTCATGCCGAATCGCTCACCGAGGAAGAAAAGCGTGAATTCATCATCAAGGACAATTCTTCATTCGGTGCATGGGATTGGGATGTGCTGGCAAACGAATGGGATGCCGAACAGCTGGATGATTGGGGCGTGGATGTATGGCAGCCCCAACAGTTAGACACTACCACCAGCAGCACCGATGACGTTTTCAATCTCCCAGAAGAACTTGACGGTGTGGACATCAACCCAGATGAATTACCAAAGATTGAGGGGGATGATGAAACGGCAATGGAACGTATCATCATCGTGTACCCAAAGGAACGGGAAGCGGAACTGGCAAAACTGATAGGTTTGAACGAAATTCAGAAGGTTGTCTATAATATAACAGAACTCGGATTATGATGGACATCTATGTACCCAGCTACAACAGACCGAATGCGCCCGTGATACGCAAGTTCATCGAGGCTGGCATTCCGTTTACTATCGTGTTAGACCACAAGGAAGATGTGGAAGCGTACAAGAAGCATGAATCTGCTACGACACGCATTCTGATGTTAGACCGTGCGCTGGGCATCGGCTATGTCAGGCAAAAGATAAAAGAGCGTTATCGTGGCGTACCCGTTATTATGCTTGATGATGATACGGAGTTGAGGGCGAGGAAATTTGATGACCCGACAAAGTTGTTTTCATGCAACACGCCAAAGACGGTTCGGTACTGGGTGCAAATGATTGACAAGTTCTGCCGTGAAAATAAGTTTGACATCGGTTCTGCCGCTGATTCTGCTTTCAAGTGGAGCGATACGCACAAGGTTCTTCGGAGCGGTTCTTTATGCTCCGTAACCATCTTTAATTCTCCACGGTGCAGGGAGATCAATTATGACCCGAACCTATACAAGCGTATGGAAGACCACGACCTGATACTGCAAGCGATAGAAAGAAAATTCACGTTCTTAATCTGCAACGAGGTAGTAAGGCATTGCCCTATGAACAAAGGCGCAGAGGACAAGGGGGGGTGCAGCGAGGTTTACAAGAACGATGCTGTTATGCTGCAAACGACAAACTATCTTCTCAACAAATACGGAAGCGACATCGTGATTTTGAGCAAGAACAAAAAGATTGGAAATTGCTGCGACTTCCGTGTGGATTACAAGAAATATAGACAAAGACACGGTTACGATTATTAAATCTTGATATATGGCGTATTATAGTTCTCCCCGTTGGACTGCGGAAATAGCAGATTGTTCGATGCCGATGACATTCGATACGTACAATAATTGTTCGTTCGGATGCCTGTATTGCTTCTCGCAGTTTAGACGTGCGATTGGCGTTGGCAATACAAAGGAACACTATCTCGGAAAGGATGTTTTACCTGTTAATAAGGAAGCCGTAAAAAGAATGTTCTTGGAGCCTGACAAATATGCAGGGCAATTCGCCCCGTATATCAAACAGCGTAGAGTGATGCAATGGGGGGGGCTGTCGGATGAGTTTGACGGATATGAGCGCAAGTTTGGCGTTACGCTGGAACTGCTTCGGTTCTTTAAGGAAATCAATTATCCGCTATGCTTTTCAACGAAGGCAACATGGTTCACGAAGGATGAGCGGTATATGGAACTGATACGGGGTCAGAAGAATTGGAATTTCAAGTTCAGCATCATCACAAAGGATGCCGAAAAAGCCCGTATCATGGAAAAGGGAGTGCCATCGCCCGAAGAACGGCTGAAAGCCATCGAACGTATTGCGAACGCTGGTGCTGGTGGTGCTACGTTGCGCCTACGCCCATTCATCATCGGCATATCCACGCCAACGTATCTCGATTTGATTCGTGATGCTGGCAACCGTGGAGCAACGGCATTGAGTACGGAGTTCATGTGCGTAGAGCAAAGGAGTAACACTCTGAGGGAGCGGATGCCCATCTTCAATCAGTTGTGCGGCTTTGACTTTATGGAGTTCTACAAGAAGTATTCCGTCAGTTCGGGTTACTTGCGCCTGAACAGAAAAGTGAAAGAGCCATTCATCCGCAACATGAAAGCCGTATGCGATGAGATTGGGATGCGGTTCTATGTGAGCGATGCACACTTCAAGGAATTGTGTTGTAATGGCTCTTGTTGCGGTTTACCAGCCGATTGGAACTATTCACGCGGACAGTTTTGCGAAGCCTTGCAGATAGCAAAGAAGAACGGTGTTGTCTATTGGGATGACATTAAAGGCGATATTGAACAGTTACACTCAGGTTACGAATTCCGTAGGGCGCAAGGCTACAATCAAGGAAGTTGTGAGGTGCGTACACATTTCTACGGTATGAGCATGGCTGAATACCTACGCTGGCTGTGGAACAATCCGCAAGCGGGGCAAAGCCCGTATAAACTCTTTGAAGGGGTATTGATACCTACAAGAAAAGATAAAAACGGCAATAATATATACGAATACAAGCCGAAATCGGCTTTTTAGGACTTGTGGAGCGTTAAAACGTGACGGGCTCGGCAACTGCACACCCAAACGATTTGAACGCAACACGCGAAAAATTAGAATAAAATAACTGAAAGAATATGTTTGAGAAAGTAAACCCCGAACACCCAGACAAAGTTGCTGACCGCATTGCTGGCGCGATAGTGGATTTGGCATACACACGGGAAGAGAATCCGAAGGTAGCCGTTGAGGTGCTTATCGGTCACGGATATTGCTATGCTATCATCGAGAGCAGCATAGAATTTGAGTTTGATGAGATTCAGCCGATTGTAACACGGCTGGCAAAAGGAAACGTCTTGCGGATGCTTTCAATACCACAAGACAAGCATCTTGCGGACAACCAGCAGAACGGAATCCGTTGCGGTGATAACGGAATTTTCCGTGGCGTTCCCGTGAGTGCAGAGGAAAAGATGCTCACCGATACCGTTAAGCGGTTGTTTGAACAATACCCGACTGATGGTAAATACCTGATTGATGGAAACCGATTGGTCGCTTGTCAAAGTTGCGCTGGCGATGAACTGTGGGCGCGTGTAAAGACGGAAGCCCGACAGAACATAGAACTGAAAGCCAATCCGCTCGGAAGTTGGACGGGTGGCGTAGATGTTGATTCAGGTGCAACCAATCGCAAACTCGGAAGCGATATGGGCAGAGCCGTGACGGGTGGCGGCTTGCACGGTAAGGACTTGTCAAAGGCTGATGTAAGCGTGAATATCATGTGCCATAAACTCGCTCAGGAACTTGATAACGAGGTAACGGCATTTTGCGCCATCGGTGATGAAAAGGTGATTTTCAAAATCGGGAAAGACGGTGGAAAATTGGTATTCCCGTATGATATCATCGTGCAGACTGCAAAGGAGTACATCAATATGCTTGGCGGCTTTGAGCGGTTCGCGGAATGGGGATTGATACGTTAAGCAAACAACCAACGGAAGCCCC